TCGTAGCATTCGTGCTTGGTAGGCTGTTGGCGCACGTTGAAGCGTGGGCATTCCCTGCAATTACGGGTGTGTTGATGCTGATGACAGGTAAGGAGTGTGTTGATTATTACCTCCGTGATGAGCAGTTCGATTGGCTCGACGTGGCTGCTGGTCTGGTGGGTGCGTTTGTTGGAGTAATACTTTGCTTATTATGAACTACTTAGAACAATTTAAGTACGTGATGTGTTCAGTAATCAGCGGAATGCTGAGCTTGTTTTTCCCGATACGTGATTTCATGTACGCAATGTTGATTGTGTTTGGTGTCAACTATATCTTTGGATTAGTTGCAGGACTGAAACATGGTGAGGAGTGGAACTTAAAAAAATCAATGGTATTCTTCTATCATTGTTGTTTATTCTTCGTAATGTCAGCTTCTATTTTCATTACAGGCTATTTCCTTCATGCAGGAGAAGAGACGCTCGGAGTTGTGAAAGCATTGTGCGGTGTGGCGATTTGGTTTTACTCTACGAATATCGTCCGAAATTGGAGAATGATGCTCATTGAGGATACTACGATGTGGAAAGTGGCAGGTTTTGTTTATTACGTTCTGACACTGAAAGCGATAGACAAAATACCATTCCTCAGCGAATATCTCAAAACGGCTCATGTAAAAGTCGATGATAACAAACCAAAGTTTGAATAACCATTTAACGATAAAGATATGACAGAAGAAGAAAAGAGTGGCATCGTCCACGAGGTGATAGAAACTATCAAAGGGCAGTCGCAGGACATCACAGAACTCCCATTGTCGGATAACATTGAGGATTTCACCACCCTCCCTGCTGTTGGCAAAGATGGCAGGTTAAAGCGTTTCAACGTAAAGGAACTCAGAAAAGAGTTCGCTGGCGGTGGCAGTGTTGAACTTGTGCAGGAAACAGGACAAAGCGAGGATAAGGCGATGTCACAGAAAGCAACTACCGCAGCTATTGCCGCAGCCACAACCACCAATGACGGCAAGAACTTGCAGGAAGTCTATGAGGTCTCTAAGACGGCTGCCACACGAGCAAGTCAGACTCAATCTACTATCGAGGTGGTACAGGAGCGTGGCGAGGCTACCGATAAGCCTATGTCACAGAAGGCGGTGTCCGATGCTCTTGCTCAGATAGAGAAGAAGACTGAGGATAACGCAACCGCTATTACTTCTATATCTGCAAGTGGCGGTGTGCCTATTGCGCAGGAGGCAGGCGATAGCGCTACAAAAGTGATGTCGCAGAAGGCGGTGACGGACGCTGTGGTAGGTGTTAAAGATTATATCGATAATAATGTGTTCAAAACTCAAGAAGTTACAAAAACTTTCGGATATGATAATCTAGGGAATGGGTTTAACAGGAGATTGCAGATACTATCAGCAGGCGACCAACAGCCATTCAAAGAAGATGTCGTCGTTACAAGATTGATTTTCCGTAATGATATATCAAGTATCGTTACAGAAGATAGAGAATTAGAGGTATATGACTGCAGGTTCGGGGTAAATGATAAGATAGGATATAAGGCGACACTGAAAGCACACACCAATTATGCCATATGTGATTTCACATTGCGGAAAGGTAGTGTCGTTATGGTGAGAGACATTATGCTTGCCGACGGTGTTTATCTTGTCACAACCCTTTATGAGGCTAAAGGGTACTGTATAAATCAGTTTAAAAAATGGGAAATTGCAGAAGCACACGCTCCTCGTTTTAATTTTGAATACAAAACAAAGCAGTCACGGCTCGATGAGCTGCTTAGTAATGAGGAAAATGTAACAAGCTACAAAAATACTGACTTTGTATTGGTGTTTGGTTCTTCGCTCACAGATCATTCTATGAGTATGAGAGGGCACTCATGGTGCGAAAAGATTAATGATATTGTAGATATTCCAATATCTAATCATGCGCAGAGCGGTAGCACGTTGGCAGGCAATTTGGGAATGCTTTTAAACGTTATAGATGACCTACGTCCATCTTATGTTTGGTGGAACAATGAAGCTAATGGTACCAAGTTAGGGAAAGAAGCCTTACCTCATTTAATTGCATCCAAGGAAATTTGCGATAGTATCAATGCAAAGATGATTTTAGGCGGAGAAAATGGCACAGCCACTGACAAAATTAGTCTTAAAGATGTTGATAAGACTTATGAGCAGTTTGCAAAAGACAATTGTCTTATACATTCTGAATTGCGTCGTGAGATTCCAAATGTAGGAGCGACTTACAGAGGCTTTGACAGTGGAGTGCATCAAGGCTACCGCAATCAGGCTTGTTTCTTCAAGCATGTGGAGGTATTCAATTCTTTACAAATACGTAAGTCTGTGAAAGTCTTTATCGTTAGACCAAAGTCTGCAAACAAAGATGTTTCCGAACTGTGCTACGATAACAATTATCAGCGACTTCTGAACTTCCGTGCTGCGTCAAGTGGAACAAAAGGGTCGAGGACGTCATCTCAAATAGACAATTTGGACAACAATAGCTATGCTATTAGCGGAGGTACTGACGATGGCTCGAAAGTGTTTGAAATAGACAACATCGTTATGGGTAAGGAGATTGTCTGTTCTAAGAAAGCTGTAGTAGAGTTCATAACGGATACGATAGGCTTAACGAAGGGAGATTTCACGGCCACATGTAATGTCAAACCTACCAACATATATGTCGCAAAGGTACGTAGCACAAGTAGAGTATATGATGGTAGTGTTAGGAGCGTTTGGGAAAAGCTTGATTTTGAATTTAATGAAAATACTGTGATTGTTCGTCTTGGTCGCAAGAATGCAGACGTTCAGTTGTACGATAAATTACGATTCTTGATAGAATGTGAAGGTGCTTTCAATTTATCAAAGCCTATTTTTAAAGGATATGACGGCGCTTCAAAGAATGTCGTCAAATCATACAAACAGAGACAATATGGTGTAGAATTGAATGATAACACACTTATGGCTGATGGCTGGACATTAAACGGTGCTACAATTGAGGCTGCACCTAATATTATAGGGTTATATAAGGCAGGAACAAGTCACATTAAATTAGGTTCTAAGGGCAACGGCGTTGCGAAGAATATTGCAATACCAAAAGGTACAAGACGAGTGGCTATTCGTATTGTAGCCCAAAGGTTTTTGCCAATAGCTACAAAAAGATTCGAAAGTAATGCAGATGTTCAGAACAGTGGCTATGTTACATCGACACCAGTAATCGAGGCGTACGACAATGACACTTCGTTAATGGGTGTTTTGATTAACAATGCAGCTTATTCTGAAAGATTGGTTCATCAAGGGTGGTACACTGATTATGTAGAATATGATACCGATACTACGGACGAATCTATAAAGATAGAACTGACAAAGATTAGCGAAGATGCAGTTCCACTATTCATTTATTCAGTAAGTGTTCAGAAAATAGATTAATGTAACGTTATGGCAGGACAGATTTTAATTTTAACGCCTTTGTTGAGGTTAGTAGTTCTGTTCTGCTTATTAAATGGAAGTTATGAGAACAATAGATATTGGAAACAGAATAGGTGGCATCTTGCGAATTAACCGCAAGAGCGACTTTCCTCTTGGTATAAGGTTGGCAGAGGGAGGGTTTTCTGATTATGATTTCACATTGAGAGCCACGTCTGGAAGTGGGTTTACCGTGTTCAAGGCTGAAAGGCGGAACGGCATCTGTACTCATTGCAAGGTGTTTGATGGTCAGCTTGTGGTGTTCTTTGATAATCATAACTTGGGTAAGGGTCGTGTAAAAATAGAGGTCTTTATAGACTTTCCCGATGATAACTTTTCAGACGGCTATCGTAGGGAGTGTTTCACCGCAATGTCAAACATTGAACTCGTTGACGACAATGGCGATGCTCTCAAACTTGCAATGCCAGACCCTATCGTGATAGAGAAGGAGGTTATTAAAGAGAAGAAAAGTATCTTAGTTTGGCAGATTTAATAAACATAACAGAATGGGTGCTTATAATTTTATAAATGCTCTATAAATTTTTACATAATAATTATAAGAAAATTATAAACTGATATTCAAATAGTTACATGGATATTTATAATTTATTTATAAAAAGTTTATAAGAATTTTATAGAAATTATAAAGCACCCATTCACAAAGGAATCGATTATGGCAAATTTTACAATAGCGGAAATGGTACAATCCAACACCGCAGACAGATTAAAGATTAGCAACAACCCACCAACAAGCGTAAGGGTTCATCTGACAGAAACAATTACGCTTTTAGAGTGTATTAGAGCAGAGTGGGAAGAATATTGTGAGAGATATTATCTCGGTACTCCTGCAATACGCATTTCAAGTGGCTACCGCTCACCAGAATTGAATAAGGCGGTAGGCGGAGTGAAGAACTCTGCACACGTTGAGGGTTATGCAGCCGACTTGCAGCCTATCAATGGTAAGCAAGATGAGTTTGAAAAGTTCTTTGCAACAGAGTTTTCCCATATGGGTTATGCTTTTGACCAAATCATTATCGAGAAGTCGAAGACGTCACGTTGGGTGCATGTAGGGTTCAAGCGTGCTGATGGGAAACAGCGAAGGCAGTGTTTTACATTAAACGTATAAGAGTATGGAAGATAAAGAAATTAAGTACTACGTGTACACGATGTTAATCATCATAGGCTTGCTCACATTGACGGCACTTTGTTTCACAAGTTGTTCACACCGTACGTATGTCCCTTTGCAGATCGTGCGCACTGATACTATCTACATGTCAAGGAAAGACAGCGTACATATCAAGGATAGTTTAATCACTCGACAGGTGATTAATATCCGTGATAGCATTGCTATCCATGACAGCGTGGTAATCGTTAAGGATGAGCAAGGCAACATCAAGGAGAAATTAGTTGTCTGCTATCGTGATAGATGGCATGCAACTCAGGATAATCTTACCCTCCAACGTCTGATTGACCGCTATAAAGCGAGCAATGATAGCTTGCGTGCAACTAAGAAGGAACACATTGAGGTTCCTAAGGTCATTGAACGAGAGTTAAGTAGATGGCAGAAAATCAAGATGGATGTTGGTGGATGGGCAATCGGTGCTATGTCGACCTTTCTGCTTGCTATTGTTGGATATATCGTTATTTGGTTATTGAAGAAGTATAGGAAGATTTAATTCTTTCCAATGTTTGCAATATTTGAAAGAATTTGCATAAATCCATTGAATAAATATTCCTTTTCTCTTGCATCTTTCACGATAATTTGCTAAATTTGTAGGAGAAAAGTATTGAATTTGTTTTGAATTGATTTAGGTTTTTAGTTATTTAGGTTGAAGATTATTTTAGGATAACCCTGCAATCCGTGAGGACAAGCAGGGTTTTTCGTATAAACATTAAATATTATATGCTTTAGTAGTCTTTTTTGTGTAATCAAGAATTTTTTTCATAGCTTCATCGGAATGCTTTCTCATTATTCGAATATAGTTGTATATAGGTCTATTTTGCTTCATGGATTGTCCTATCGTATATTCAAGTACCTCAAGAGGAATACCCAGCTCAAATCCATATTGAACAAACGATTTTCTTGCCGAGTAGAAGCATAGTCGATGTATTTCTATGTTGTTACCTATTTTCTGTAACGTACGTGCAATGTATCTATTAAAGTTTCTGTAAGTGAACGAATACCCAAATTTAAGACTATTATCGTCAGATTTGTACTTGTTTATTATGTTAAGAGCTTCGACAGGTATCGATATCCCTATACGTTTATCTCCACGTTTCGTATTTTTGGTTTTTGTACGTATGTATTCTATCTCTTTGCCGTTTGAGAACTTTATCGATAATATATCTATTAGGTTTATGCCTCCAAGATAAAAAGACAGAAACCACAAGTCTTTTGCTATAGATTCTATTTTGCTCTGAGGAGTATACTTCTTTAGTTTGCAAAATTGCTCAACAGACAAATCAAGATTGCGTTCTAAAGATTGAGGTATCTTGCAATCTTGGAAAGGGGATATATCTTGCTTAACGAAATATCTTTTTCTTGCAAGATTTGTTAAGACACGTAATCTAACGAGATACATTCCTGTGGTAGTCTGATTGAGTTTTTTCTTATTCCTCAAAAATCTT